GTAAACGGAATCTCTGCAACTGCTCTAGATCTTGCAGCTTCTAACTCTTCAACTGGTCAGTGTCTAGTACTTGGTCCTTCAAACTTTATTGGTAATGAAGTGGCTGTTGCTAGCGAAGACTTTGTTGTTAGAATTAACAAAGGTCAACAATTAATCTAAAGGAGTAATAAACTATGGCTATATCACGATCACAACTAGTTAAAGAACTAGAACCAGGTTTAAACGCTCTGTTTGGACTTGAATATAAACGTTACGAAAATGAGCATGAACAAATTTTCGATAAAGAAACTTCTGAAAGAGCATTCGAAGAAGAAGTTATGTTATCAGGATTTGGTAATGCTGCGATAAAAGCTGAAGGTTCTGGCGTGTCTTACGACCAAGCTAATGAAACTTTCACTGCTAGATATACGCATAACACTATAGCTCTTGCGTTCGCAATCACTGAAGAAGCGATTGAGGACAACTTGTATGACAGACTTGCGTCTAGATATACAAAAGCATTAGCTAGATCTATGGCGAATACTAAGCAAGTAACAGCTGCTAACGTATTAAATAATGGTTTCAGCACTTCCTACCCAGGTGGTGATGGATCTCCATTATTCTCTACTACGCACGCTACTATCGCAGGTACGTTTCAAAATACACTAACTACTGCCGCTGACTTAAACGAAACATCGTTAGAACAGTCGCTGATTGACATCGCGAACTTTACTGACGAGCGTGGCTTAAAAGTTGCTGCACAAGGAATTAAATTAATCGTTCCAGTGCAATTGCAATTTACAGCTGAGCGTTTAATGAAATCTGCTGGTAGAGTTGGAACAACTGATAACGATATCAATGCAATCAAAAACATGGGAATGGTTTCTGGTGGATACACTATCAACCACTTCTTAACTGATTCTGATGCATTCTTTATCAAAACAGATGTACCAAATGGTATGAAGTACTTCGAAAGATCTGCTATCAGAACATCGATGGAAGGTGACTTCGACACTGGTAACGTTAGATACAAAGCAAGAGAGAGATACTCTTTTGGTTGGTCTGACCCTAGAGGAATCTACGGATCACCAGGTGCTTAATATTTAAGCATTTTTTATTTAAAGGGAGCCCTTACGGGCTCCCTTTTTTATGATAGAAGAAAGATATGAAAAAACTATTTAATGTTAAAATTAGAGCTTATGGACATACAGCTGATTTTAATATTGAGGCTGAAGATAGTGCAGAAAGTATAGAGAACGCTATCCTTGACAAAATAGGACAAAATGGGGTATTATTAAAAGACAGCGACAGGGCTTATACAAAGTCAAAATGCTGGATAACCTATGAGGAGGTTGTAGATGGATCACGTTCAAGCTCTTTACAAAAAGAAGAAGCTTCTAGAACTTGATTGGGAACAGGCTCACATCCAAGATGGTAGATATACCTTGGATATGGTTAAGATAGACGAAGAAATTCGTACTATCATTAATCAGATTAAGATGGCTGAAGCAGAAATTGCTTACAGACAGATTAAAGTTGAGACTTCTGCTCCTGATTTTTCAGTAGCTAGTTAAAGACTAGTTACAAAATATTGTAAAAAACATCATTTTTGATGCAGGGATCTCTTGCGCAATTCAATAAATTAAGTTATATTTTAATTACTATACATAACATCTGATGTGGACGCGTATAGTCGACAAGCCTAATGACTGCATCGGATTATTTAGGAGGATAAAAACATGGGAACACGATCAACATTTCAAGGAATCGTAAGAACTTATGGTGGACAATATAAAGAGCAAGGTACTACACCTGCTGTTTTAGTTGCATCACAAGTTGTTTCATTCACTTGTTCAACAACAGTAGCTACACCATTAGCTATTGGAAGCACAGCATCAGGTGGAACAGGCGCTGGACCAAATTTGGTATTACCAGCAGGTGCTATACCACTTTCATTTCAAGTTATTACAGCAGGTTCAGGAGCTACAGCTACAGCTGATTTTGGAACAATAGCTGGAACAACTAACGTTGCTGCTTCAACTTCAATCGGTAACGAAATCGTTATTGGTACAACTGGTATCAAAGTATTTAACGGAACTGCCGTTAGTGCTTCTGGCCTTTCTGCTAATGCTACAGTTTATTCAAACGTAGGAGCAACTGCAGGAACAGGAACAGTTACAGGAGTATTTACTTGGACATTCTCGGACAACGCACAAGATGGTGTTGTTGGCCCTGCATCTACAGGTAATTAAATAAATTCTTTTATGGGAACTCTCCGGGGTTCCCATAAAATACAAATAGAGGTTTTTTAAATGGCAGCAAATTTTAAAGGTGATGTCAAACCGGTCACATTAACAGCGAACGGTGTTTTCTTTGCAGGCAGAACTCGTCTAAGAGGAATTATGGCACAACCTACAACTCCAGGATCAACAGGAGTAGCATCTATTAATACAGTAATTTCTGGAGCAACAACTTCAGGAACTAGTACTAGTGGATATTACATTCCAGTTATTGTTGGAGCTAGCGGAACTGAAACTATATATTTACCAGAAGATGGTGTGCTATACGAAGACGGTATTGGTGCAACTTCAATGTCTGGAATGACTCTGACTGTATTTATAGACAAGTAGAGGTACAATGACAACATCCGGAACTACTTCATTCAATCTGGATATAGATGAGCTTTTTCAAGAAGCTTATGAACGTATAGGTATTGATGGAAGTAGAAGTGGATATCATCTAAGATCAGCAAGAAGATCATTAAATTTATTACTATCAGAATGGGACAACCGAGGAGTTCATTTATGGAAAGTAAAACTTGCAACAGTTCCATTAGTTTTAGGACAAGCAGAATATAATTATGCTGCTGACACTTCTAATTATCCTAATGATATTAATGATGTACTAGAAGCTTATGTTAGAAATAACACAGTACCCGCTTCTCCCGTAGATATCTCGCTTACTAAAATAGATAGATCTGCATACGCGGCTTTACCTAATAAATTATCACAAGGAACACCTTCTCAATACTATGTTCAAAGAACATACAGCCCAAGTATATTTTTATATTTAACAGCTGGATCAAATTATTCAAATGCAGCTAATCCAAGTGATTTTCAAATTAGATTTTATTATTTAGCTAAAATTGAAGATGCTGGTGCTTATACAAATACACCAGATGTTGTTTACAGATTTTTACCAGCTTTAACTTCTGGTATGGCTTATTATTTAAGCATTAAACATGCACCACAAAGAACTCAAGAATTAAGATTATTCTATGAAGATGATTTACAAAGAGCTTTAGTTGAAGATGGACAAAGAACTTCTTTATTCATTTCTCCTAAAACTTACTTTGGGGATGGTCTATAATGACAACGTATTCAACGGGTAAGAAATCCTGGGCTGTATCAGATAGATCAGGACAAAGATTTAAATACATTGAAATGGTTACTGAATGGAACGGATCCTTCGTGCACGTTTCTGAATACGAGCCTAAACATCCTCAGTTAGAACCTAAAGTTCCGGGAAATGATCCTCAAGGTTTACAAAATGCAAGACCTGATAGAGTTGAACCTGCTGTAGTTGTTCAATTAAGATTTAATCCTTTATATTCAGAAACAGGCAGCTCGACTCTCGTTGTTACTGACCCAGGACATGGAACTAAATTAGGAAGTACAGTTATATTTACAAATGTATTATCAGGTAATGGATTTACTATTCCAGCTTTAACTACAACAAAAGGTTTTACAATTACATCCGTTGATACAAATAATTATACTTTTAATATGCCAAGCACTGCAAGTGCTACAGGATTTTTTGGTGGTGGAAATGTAGGTATTGGTCCAGCAGCAGTTGCTTTACCAGAAAACCCTTTTGTTATTTCTACTGGAAGTTCTACAATTAGAGTTAATCAACCAAATCATGGAAGAGCAACAGGAGATACCGTTGTATTTTCTAATGTAAATGCATTAAATAATTTTAATTCTAGTTCAGGATTTGTTACTGCAGTCCTTGCAACTACAACAGGTTATAGTATTACAGTTATTAATTCTAATAATTATAGCTTTAATGCTTATTCAGGAACTGCTATAATTGATGGTGTTATTGGAGGAGGATCTGTAACAGCACAGACTATATAATATGAATTACGGAGAACTAAGAGATCAAATTAGAAACTATGCAGAATTGTCTGATAATGGATTATCAGATTCTACCGTTGCTATTATTGTTCAAAATACTGAAAATAGAATTTACAGAGAAATTAATATTGATGCTTATAAGCTATATGCTTCAGCAGTAACTATTTCAGGAACTTCTACTATTTCTGTTCCATCAGGACTTAGAAATATTAGATATGTAGAAATGATTAATGGAAGTGGAACTGTTTCTAATTTATTAGAAAAAGATAGCTCTTATTTAGCTGAATATAGTCCAACTCCTAATTCTAGTACTTATTGGGCAGAACCTAAATATTATGCTACTTGGAACGAAACTACTTGGTTTGTAGCTCCTACACCAGACGCTACTTATACAATTAATATTGCATATTATAAACAACCTGCTACTATTACATCTAGCACTACAAGTACAAGTTATGTATCTGTATATGCTCAAGATTTACTTTTATATGGTTCTCTGGTAGAAACATATAAATATATCAAAGGGCCTGATAATATGATAGCTCAATATGAACAATCATATCAGCAGGCTAAACAATCCTTTGGTGTTGAACAAATTGGTAGAAGAAGAAGAGACGAATACCTTGATGGTGAAGTTCGTATCCTTCCTCAAGGACAACAACAAGGTTAATAAGGAGTTAACATGGCAAATATAGTACCGGATAGTTTTAAAAATCAATTGTTTCTAGGAACACATAATTTTTCATCTACTGCAGGTGATACTTTTTATTTATCTCTTTATACAACTGTTTCAGGATTCTCTACAGGAACTACAAATTACATTACAACAAATGAAACATCAGGAACGGGTTATACAGCTGGTGGAACATCTTTAACAAATTTAGGATCAACTGTTGCACAAAACGTTTCATTTGTAGATTTTGCAGATGCAACTTTTTCAACAGCTACAATCACAGCTTCTTGCTGCCTGATCTATAATACAACTCAATCTAAAGCCGCAGTTGTTATTTTAGATTTTGGTGGAAGTAAAACTTCAACAAACGGCGACTTTACTATTCAATTCCCAGCAGCTAATTCTACGAGCGCAGTTTTAAGAATTTCGTAGTAATTTTGCCATAACACTATGGCTACAAATACTTACTGGGGTTATTCATCTTGGGGTTCAGTTAATTGGGGCGGTGTAGCTTCTGATGTAACTGTTACTGTTGGCGGAACTAATGATGGTACTTGGGGTGTTTCTACTTGGGGTAATGGAGTATGGGGAACAAT